GAACTATCACAAGTAAAAAGCCTGAGCAGCTAACGCTCAACCTTGAGCCAATAACGCCCGCGCCCATCGTGCAACAAACAGCTACCGTCAAGCAAGCTACGCAGCACTTGAACACAATTCAAGGCGAGTACAGCAAAGCCAAAGACATGACCACGTGGCAACGTATTAAAGCAGCGATAGGGTTTTAGTCATGGCAATGACACCCGAAAAACGGGTGAAGAAAGCAGTCCAGAAACAACTCGATTTACTAGGTGCTTACTACTTTTTCCCCGCAACAGGTGGTTTTGGTAGAAGTGGAGTGCCTGACATCATAGGTTGTTATCAGGGTGCGTTCTTTGCCATCGAATGCAAGGCAGGTAGTAACACAACAACAGCACTGCAAGACCGCGAACTCGCCAACATAAGGCAATGCGGGGGCGCAGCTATCGTTGTCAACGAAGGCAACATGAATGAGGTACACGAATGGTTAACAAACCTAAGCAAGTAAAGACGCCGCCGAGTGATATTGATAGGTTCAATAAGGGGCAGTACAAAGGTATGAAGTTGTCGGTCATAGCTACGAGGCCGAATTCAATGGACATACTGCGTAAACCAAGTCGTGTACATAACACGCTGTTCTACCCAGACGGCACAACAAACAAGGAAGAATGAAATGGAATGCAAAGTCAAGATCGGTGTAGCGTATGAGCCCAAGTGGTTTGAGCGTAGATACACACAAGGCACGTATAGCGGTAAGAACGTGCCACTCGATGCGGACGCAATGAACTTGCAAAGCGTATTGCTTGGTACTCAGTTTGAACGCAGTAAACCCAGCAGACTATGGGTTGCAGTAAGCGCAGTTGCAGTAGTTACTTTAATTTATTTAATTACATATCTCTAGGAGAACGACATGAGTGAAACACGTGTAGGCATTAACGGTTCTATACAGGACAAGGTAAAGATTTACGGATGGACAGTCAAAGACGAGCCGGGTCGGTTCGGTATGCTCAACAAGGGGTTGTTGCAAGTATCCCCTGCGTACCAACGTAGTTTGGTTGAGTCTAAGGCGGTGAGCATGGCGAGTGCATGGTCATGGTTTGCTTGTGGCACAATCATTGTCGGCAAACGCAACGGTGTATTTTGGGTGATTGACGGGCAGCATCGAGTTGCAGCAGCTAAACGTCGCTCAGATATTAAGACGTTACCTTGCTTAGTGTTTGAGTCCGATAGCATTGCACAAGAGGCGCAAGGGTTCTTGGATGCCAACACCGGACGCCGCCCTGTGTTTAGTACAGATAAGTATCGTGCGGCACTCGCAGCAGATGACCCGACAGCGGTAAAGCTTAACGGTATCTGTTCACGCTTGAGTATTCGAGTTAGTGCAACAGCGAACAAGGCGAAGGATCTGAAATGTATCGCATGGGCATTGAGCCGTACTAAAGAAGATGCTGATGCGCTAGAAGTCGTGCTTGAAGCGGCAATTGATATTAGCGGTACGGTTCCGCTGCACGAGAAGGTGTTGGGTAGTCTGTGGTACATACATAAAAACGCTGACGTTGATCTGACCGATACACGTTTACGTGCTCGACTAAAGAAGATGGGTGCAACGGGTATTATGAAGGCAGCAGACAGGGCTATGGAATACCACGAACGTCGTAGCCACAAGGTGTGTGCAGAAGGTGTAATGAAAGAAGTTAACAAGAACCTCCAAAAGAAAATTGGTTTAGGTACAACAGAGGAAATAGAATGAAACGTTTATTGATCGGGATTATTTTTGCAACATCCACTACAGTCGCTTATGCAAACTGTGTCACTAATACTATTTTTAAACGTGACGGGACAATGACCGTGTGCACAACGTGTTGCTACTACGGCAACTGCACAACCACTTGTATGTAACGACACGCCCCCTACGGGGGGCACAAGGAGAGGACATGGACATTGACCAACTACTAAAGATACTAGACGAGGGTGCGTTTGTCACGCATGAGGAGATGGCAGCGATTGCCCGTGAAGTGCGAGCCTTGCAACGGGATGCCGAGCGTTACAGATGGCTGAACAAGTACACCGCTCACTTGTTTATGGTGACAGAGAAAGGCTTAGACGAGCAGATGGATCGGGCTATGCACAGGGGGCAGGAATGAACGAAGAGTTTATTAAACGCTCCATTGACGGATGCTTGGCTGAAAACACTTTGCGTGGACAGACAGAAGCGATTGCAATTGCGATTCATTCACTGAAAAACTTAGAGGGTAAATATTTCATACCATCGTTCGGCAGTTTTGAACTTGATATGCACTGCTGTGAACAGCTGGCAAAGATGCTATTTGGAGGGAAGAAATAATGGCACTGACAACAAAACAAATGGCAGAAAGTGTATTAAAGATACTTGATAAATGTGTAGAGCATTACCCTGAAGAAGAGCGCGAGGAGGCTAAGGTCGTATTGTTGAATGCGCTTTCTGGTCAGATGTTTAGCATGGGCATGAGGGAGAAAGAGAAATGAACGAGAAAGAAATCAACGAAGACTTTGACCGTGAGTACGAGCGGTGCAGTCGTGAGCATAAAGAGGGGTTCGTAAAGATCAAGATGCCCACGTACTACATAGCCAAGCACTCTGACGAAGACCTACGTGCTGCGGTACTGGCGGAAAGAGAGGCGTGTGCGCAACTGCTAAATGATTGGGGCAAAGTTAACTGGAATATTTGGGATTGTATTAAAGCAATCAGAGCAAGGGGTGATGAAATGAAAGATGGCATAGCACTTGCAAGTATTGCACACCCAGAAGGCGATCCTGTACCTGATGACCATGAGATCAACCCTGACTCACTCGAAACAATGGAGATTGATATTCCTATAGATGAACGAATCAAAGCGCTTGCTAGACAAGCAGGTTTTACCGATTTCCCTGACGATAAAAATGGAGTCTGGATAACAGACGGGTATTGGGATGAACAACTTGAACGCTTTGCCGAGTTAGTGCGCCAAGAGGAGCGTGAGCAAGCAGAGAAGCAAGAGAAACTTTGCAAATATTGCGGGGGTATAGGACGGGTAGTGTGTGATGGCAGGTGTATGCCTGAGCAAGAGCCTGTGACTTGGGCGGAAACAAACGATCTGGTGTGTGCATTACTCAGGCAAGCGCATGACGTATTAGCCTGTGCATCGTATCCGTTTAAACGTCCTTGGGTCGGGATGTCTGATGTGGAGATTGCAATATATAGCAGTGGGTTCAGTGGGATTCGTTTGGCGAGAGAGATTGAAGCCCAATTAAAGGAGCGCAACAATGGATGAATACGAATACACAACACTTATCACATCAAAGTTTTGGCTAGAAGAGGGGTGGTATACGCCAGAGGATTTGGAGAAGATTATTGATTTAAATAAGGCACAACAAAAGCATTTGCGTGAGATCATGGAGCCAATGCGCAAGGGGAAGAAAAAATGATTAGCCCCAAGCAAGAACAGGTTCTCGACATCCTCGCAACACGAGACAACATGACCGCCGCAGAGATTGCATTCGGATTAGGGTCAGAGACTAAGGCAACCTCCAAGCACTTGCGGCTCTTGGAGGAGATGGGCAAGATTTACGTATGCGAGTGGCGTAAGGGTAAGTACGGCGCACTTACAAAGGCGTACAAGCTCGGCAAGGGGGACTCCGTTGTGTTGGTGAGCAAGCGTAAGAAGACAAAGCTTACTTCCCAACCTGTCGTTGTGCCTGAGCCTAATGCATCACGCCCCGACTACGCAGCAGCATGGCTGTTTCACGAACCGAGAGTTGAGTTACTAGGAGCGAAGTATGACTGAAGATGACGAGTTTGACTTGCTAGAGCAGCGAATAAAACGACAAAAGGAAAAAGAAATGTACCCGCCACTAAAAGCTAACGACCCAAAGCAACCTATTACCCTTGCGGATGTCTACAACCAGAGCCACGACATGGAGGCGCGTGAAGAACGCCGACTGTCTATTGAGCACGAGGTCAAGACCGCCAACGCTAAACAAGTTGGAGGCACACACTACAAATCTATGGGTGTAGAACCGTGGGATGTCGTTGACACGTGGCCTGTCGAGCAACGTATTGGTGCGTACCGTGCGGGCGCGTTGAAGTACATCATGCGCATGGGATCAAAGGATCAGTCCGAACAAGAGATTGGTAAGGGCATCCATTACCTTGAGAAGTTACTAGAAGTTTTAAAGGAACGGAAATGAAAGACGAAGACCTAAGAGATTTGTTTGCGGGGCTGGCTATGCAAGGGATACTACATATTGCATCGTTTGGATACAACAGCGCTAGTGTAGCCAGAGCGTCTTACGAACTTGCGGACGCAATGATCGAAGCGAAGTACGACGAAGAACCAGAAGAACCAGAAGAACCACAAGCGGGCATCACTGCAATTAAAAGAAAGCGTAAAGCAACTAAGGAAATGTAATGGACTTAATCGTAATTGATTTCGAGACGTACTACGATCAAGAGTTTAGTCTGACAAAGCTAACGACAGAAGAGTACGTACGAGACAGCCGCTTTGAAGTGATTGGTCTAGCTATAAAAGTCAACAATCAACCGACAGAATGGGCGAGTGGTACGTATGAACAAATCAACGAATGGTTACAAACTTTCAACTGGGCAGACGCGATGGTGGTCTGCCATAACACTATGTTCGATGGCGCCATTCTTAATTGGCGCTTTGGCGTTACTCCTCGTGTATGGGCTGATACTCTGTGCATGGGAAGGGCTATACATGGCATCGAGGTGGGCGGCTCACTCAAAGCTATGGCAGAGCGTTACCAAGTGGGTGTCAAGGGAACGGAAGTAATCAACGCTAAAGGCAAGCGCCGTGCCGATTTCAGCGAAGAAGAACTATCATTGTACGGAGACTACTGCATCAACGATGTCGATCTTACGTATAAGATTTTTAATTTGATGGCGGCAAACTTCCCAAAGCAGGAGTACAAACTGATCGACTGTACGTTGCGTATGTTTATCGAGCCCGTGCTTGACCTGAACTTGCCCTTGCTTGAGCATCACTTGTCTGACATCAAAGAACGTAAGGCAACGCTACTTGAAGAATGTGGTGCAACGCGCGAAGTGCTGATGTCGAACCAGAAGTTTGCTGAGTTGCTGACAAGTTTAGGCGTGACACCCCCGACAAAAATTAGCCCGACCACAGGTAAAGAAGCACTTGCTTTGGCTAAGAGTGACGAAGGATTTAAAGCACTAGCTGAACATGAAGATGTGCGGGTGCAAACGCTAGTATCGGCGCGCCTTGGCACGAAGAGTACCCTTGAAGAAACTAGGACGCAGCGGTTTATTGACATCGCTAAACGTGGCCTCATGCCTGTACCGATTCGGTATTACGCCGCGCACACGGGGCGATGGGGTGGGGACGATAAGATTAACTTACAGAACTTACCTAGTCGCGGTGCTAATGCAAACAAGCTCAAGCACTCTATCGTTGCACCAGAAGGTTACACCATCATTGACGCTGACTCTGCACAGATCGAAGCACGGGTACTGGCGTGGCTAGCAGGGCAGACCGACCTACTCGCGGGCTTTGCAAACAAGGAAGATGTGTACAAGAAGATGGCGTCAGTTATCTATGACGTTGCCGAAGATCAAGTAACTAAAGACCAACGCTTTGTGGGTAAGACCACGATTCTCGGTGCGGGCTACGGCATGGGTGCGCTCAAGTTTCAAGCACAGCTTAAGACGTTTGGGTTTGATATGGAACTCAGCGAAGCGCGACGCGTTATTGATATTTACCGCAGGGCAAACGACGACATCGTTAACCTATGGCGCGATGCACAATCGGCTTTAGTGCGTATGGCAAACGGTGACGGAATGCGTCTGGGACTACCAGAAGGTGTGCTAACGATTGAACCAAAAACATCGGGCATAAGGCTTCCATCTGGATTACTGATGCGGTATGATGGACTTGAATTTGAGCAGGGCGAAAAAGGTATTGAGTTTAGCTACGCTACTCGCAAGGGGCGCACTCGCATATACGGTGGCAAAGTAGTTGAGAATGTGTGTCAAGCAGTAGCAAGGTGTATCATCGGTGAGCAGATGTTGCGCATCGCAAAGCGGTACAAAGTTGTGCTGACTGTCCATGATGCGATTGCTTGTATTGTGCCGAATGAGATGGTGGGTGAAGCTGTTGCGTACGTAGAAGAATGTATGCGGTGGACACCAACGTGGGCGACGGGCCTCCCACTCAATTGCGAATCAGGTCACGGGAAGTCGTACGGAGATTGTTAATGAGTGTACGTGCATGGTCGTATAGTGGTATGAAATCGTTTAACGATTGCCCTAGGAAGTTTTATCACCTAAAAGTAATCAGAGACTTTTCTGAGCCCCCCACTACCGCGACTATGTACGGTACAGAGTTTCACACAGCAGCAGAGTTGTACATCAAGGACGGCACACCACTACCACCGCAGTTTGCTTATGCTCAAGGTGCATTGGATAAGTTGAACGCTATCCCCGGTGAGAAGTTGTGCGAGTACGAGATGGGCTTGACCGAGAACCTAGAGCCCTGTGGATTTAAAGATGAGCACGTGTGGTGGCGCGGGATTGCCGACTTGCTTATAATTAACTACGATACGAAGGTTGCACACGTATTAGATTACAAGACAGGTAAGAGTGCTAAGTATGCAGACAAAGGGCAGCTTGAGTTGATGGCGTTGGCTACGTTCAAGCACTTCCCGATGGTGACTCATGTAAAAGCGGGCTTACTGTTTGTTGTTAGTAAAGACTTTGTTAAAGACCAGTACCCAATTGAAAGCGAAGCGGCGTTGTGGGAAAAATGGTTACAGCAATACAACCGCATGAGAGATGCATACGTAAGTAACGTATGGAACCCACGCCCATCAGGGCTTTGTAAAAAACATTGCGTGGTGCTAAGTTGCCCACATAACGGAAGGAACTAATATGCCAGCCAAGAAACGTGACTACGACCGAGAGTATGCCGCATACCAAGGCACCCCCGAACAATTAAAGAATCGTGCTGAGCGCAACAAGGCTCGTGCGCAAATGATGAAAGCTGGTAAAGTATCTAAAGGCGATGGCAACGATGTTGCACACGTCAAAGCAAAAGATAAAGGCGGTTCAATTAAAGACGGTACACGTGTCGAGAAAGCCAGTGCTAACCGATCATTCAAGCGCGACTCGAAAGGCAACTTAGTATCAGAAGTTAGTAAGAGAGAACGTAAGAAGTAGTGGGTACGTGGTACCTACACGCATGAGGATTAAGGCAAAGACCCGTAGATTTATATTCTGCGAATGCCGGTCAGACAAATGATCTGGAATGTCTGGTCACTGACTACAGTCCTCAGTCGTGTGGGTATCAGGTGTTAGCGACCTGATTTAAACGGCAGCAGTTCCGCAGACCTAGGTTCCTTGGCAGGCACCTGCACTCTGGACTGTTAGTGTTTAATTTTCTAATGGAACCCTGCTTTATGGGAGCCCACACTTTTTAAACCATGCACACCGTGTTTGGTTGTTTTGGCATCGGAGAACAAGTTGGAAATTATTGACAATAAGAACTTATTACTCAGTTTGCGTAACCCACAAAAAATTACAACGGTTATCCCAAAGAGTAAGGACTTAGGTAACGGTAAGGTGCTAGTGCGTTGGGGTTTAGACGAAGCACAAGTTTTAAAGAACTTAAAGATACGCAACGTACCAAGTCCGATCTTGGGGCAGTACGATTGGCCCGGACAGTACAGACCGTTTGACCATCAACGTACGACAGCAGCGTTCCTTACCCTAAACAAGCGGGCGTTCTGCTTTAACGAGCAGGGTACAGGCAAGACTGGAAGCGTCATATGGGCTGCGGATTATTTGATGCGGCAACAACGCATCAAGCGTGTACTAGTCATATGCCCAATGTCAATTATGGACATAGCATGGCGCAAAGATTTGTTCTCGTTTGCCATGCACCGGACTGTAGACATCGCATACGGTAGTGCAGCTAAGCGCAAACAAGTCATCAACGGCGATGCTGAGTTTGTCATCATTAACTACGACGGCGTTGAGATTGTGCGCGACGAGATTGCCGCCGCTAAGTTTGACCTGATTGTTATTGACGAAGCCAACGCATACAAGAATACGCAAGCCAAGCGGTGGAAAGTCCTCAACGGATTACTGACGCCCGACACGTGGTTGTGGATGCTAACAGGTACACCCGCCGCACAGTCCCCCATGGATGCTTATGGGTTAGCTAGGCTTGTCAACCCGACTGCTGTGCCTCGGTATGCGGGGTCGTTCAAAGATATGGTGATGACCAAGGTAGCGCAGTTTCGATGGGTGCCAAGACCGGATGCTACCAACACGGTGTTCTCGGCATTACAACCGGCTATTCGATTTACAAAAGACGAGTGCCTTGACTTGCCGGAAATGACGTATGTAAAGCGTACTGTGGAACTGACTAAGCAACAGCAGAAGTACTACGCACTGCTCAAAGGCAAGATGATTATGGAAGCCGCAGGGGAGTCTGTTACGTCTGTCAACGCCGCGGTCAACATGAGTAAGCTGCTACAAATATCGTGCGGGGCGGTGTACTCAGATGCGGGCGAGACAATCGAGTTTGACATCAAGAACCGGTACAGGACGCTAAAAGAAGTTATAGACGAGACCAATCAGAAGGTGCTGGTGTTTGTGCCATATAAGCACATCATCCAAATCCTGACACAGAAATTGATTGAAGACGGCATTTCCACCGAGATTATCTCTGGGGACGTAACCGCCGGTAAGCGCACGGATATTTTTACACGGTTTCAAAACACACCGGAACCACGAGTTCTGGTTATTCAACCACAGTCAGCGGCGCACGGGGTAACACTCACCGCTGCGGATACGGTGGTGTGGTGGGGGCCTGTCGCATCGCTTGAGACATACGCACAAGCTAATGCTAGGGTTCATCGCTCTGGGCAACGCCATCCGACAACGGTGGTACAGCTTCAGGGATCGTATGTAGAACGTCACGTTTACGAACTTCTTGACAATAAAATAGACGTACATACAAAGGTTGTAGATTTATATAAAGATTTGTTACAATAAGTAATAGTAGTGTGTTATAATTAAATCGTTATCACTTGGAGAACATCATGGACAATCAAGTACCTGTAGAGAAACTAGTAAAGATTTACATCAAGATGCGCGAGAAGCACGCCGAGATGTCGCACGAGTTCAAAGACAAGGAAGCAGCGCTGAAGGCGCAGATGGATAAGGTCAAGGCAGCACTTCTTGAGTTCTGTAAAGAGAACGAGATAGACAGTGTGCGTACCGCCGAGGGTTTGTTCTTTCGCACCGTCAAGCAAAGCTATTGGACAAACGACTGGGAAGCGATGGGGAGGTTTGTCGTTGAACACCAAGCCCCTGAGCTATTAGAGAAACGTCTTAACCAAGGCAATATGAAGCAATTTTTAGAAGAGCATCCCGATTTGCTACCACCGGGACTAAATGTGGACAGCCAATACTCTGTGACCGTAAGGAGAAAATAATGACACAGACGCCGTTAGTACCGGTCGAGAAAGTTGCGGAGCATTTCACCGTAACCGTATCGTGCATACGTGGTTGGGTACGACAAGGGAAAATCCCTAAGAGTACATATATTAAGGTCGGTAATACGTACAGGTTCAATATTCCTGCTATCGTAGATGCCCTGACAGCAATACCTGATGAAGAAGTAAAACCAGTGGATGAAGCACCAGTCAGCAACATCCCTGCCCCCGTTCAGCTTGAGCTGAATTTCAACCCTGATGATGACATCTAAGGAGAAGTAAATGACTGCTATGACTTTATTTGGTGGTACAAAATCGGCCTTGGCCTCACAACTGCAGGACAATTTGTCCGACACCCTTTCCGGTGGCAGTATGTCTGGTGGTAGTCGCCGCTTGTCGATTAAAGGCGGAGTATTTCGCGAGATGATCGGCGGTAAAGAATACCGAGTATCGGAAGAGCGTTCAATGAACGTTGTGATTGTTAACGCTGCACCAGTATCACGTATGTACTTCGCAGGTACGTATAGCGAAGGTGAAGTTACTAAGCCTACTTGCTGGTCGTCCGACACACAGAAGCCTGATACTGCCGTACCAGAAGATCAGCGCCAAGCATCACGGTGCCTTGACTGTAAGCAGAATATCAAGGGTTCAAGCAGTGGTGGTGAGGGTCGTGCTTGCCGATTCCAACAGCGTATTGCTGTACAGGTCGAAGGCGAGATTGCTAAGCGTGAAGTGTATCAAGTCACGTTGCCCGGTATGTCTGTGTTTGGCGAAGGCGATAAGAACAAGATGCCCTTACAGGCATACGGTCGTCACCTCAAAGCGCACGGCGAAGCTCCCGCAGGTATCGTGACCGAGATGCGTTTTGACACCGCAAGTGCAACGCCGAAACTGACGTTCAAGCCTGTGCGTCGTTTGGAAGATAGCGAGATCGAAGTTGTGTTGGAAATGCGTGACCACCCCGATACGATCAAAGCCATCACACTTAACGTGTCACAGATGGACGGCGTAATCCCTGCACCGAAAGCTGATCTGTTTGAGACTGAGAAGAAAGCTGCTCCTAAACTTGAAGCACCGAAAGCTGAAGCCGAAGAGCCTATTGCTGAGCCTAAAAAGATGGTCAAGAAAACGGCTGCACCAGTAGAAAATAAAGCTGAGCTTGCTGACATTGTGGGTGATTGGGACGATTAAGTATCCCTAGGGGGGAAAGCGGATGCCGTCACACGGTGCAGCGAGTACCCCACACTTTTACAATGACAGGCGGGCGCAGCTATGGACACAAAGAGATTTCTTAGGACAATACTTGGTGACGAGGGATTTTACTGCGTTACCGGAATAGAAGAACTACATGGAGAAAAACGTGAACCAGACGTAAAACAAAAATTCTACACAGATTTAAGTGATGCTATAGACAACGCCCATGCGTTTGATACTACAAGACGTAACGCTTACTTTGCGCTTGCTACTTTTGTAGAGTCCGGCTCACGACGCAACACCAATGTGCATCAACTACGCTCGTTCTTTTTAGATCTGGATTGTGGTGCAAACAAAGACTACGACACGCAGTCTGCTGCGCTGACAGGTCTGCGGGCTTTC